AAAGTTTTTAATTAATTTTTCTTGAAAATCATATGGATGAAATTGTGTTAGTCCCTCATCAAGAGAAACAATTTTAATATAATTTTTTGCAAAGTAAACAGGGTCATTCTTACATTTGATAAACTCAATGACCTGCTCCTCTGTAAATTCGTGAGGAGTATTTGCTTTTTTTAAATTTGGATTACCAAGGTATACATTATCAACCATAACTTATCAGCAATTCCAACGACGACGTGCTTGTCTTAATCTGCTATCTGGATCTTTTGCTGCCTTTGGAAACTTCTTCATCTGACCTGCACTTCTTGCACAATAACTTTTTCTGCGATTTGCTGCCTTTGAACCCTTCTTTAACTTAGATGGTTCTGTAGTTACAGCAGTCTTTAATTTAGAACCAGGATTTTTACGACGATATGCTTCGACACCCTTCTGTGTCATACCAGCACCACTTTTAGTTGGTCTTTTGTGTCCTGACTTGACACTCATACCTTTCATATCATCTTCACTTAGTTCGATTTCGTCTCTCCAATTTGAAGATTCTTTTTTCATCTTCTTCGCAACAGCATCCTGCTCTTTTTTTCTAAGCATTGCTTCTTTCTTTGCATTATTCATCATCATAGAAGTAGTAACACCAACTTCCTCATCTACCTTATATGCAGGAACCTTTGCTCCTTTAACACCACGACGTGCTTTGTGCTCCTCTCTACGTTTCTCAATAGTCTTACCTCTTTTATTTTCAGAGTCAAACATTGCAGGTGTATCATGACCTGGTCCCATTCTTCTATAGTTTCTGATAGATGCTTTACCATAATCAGAACGACCTTTATCTACCTTTGCCTCTGGTATCACTTCTTCTCTAGTGACACCTGCCTTTGCTCTTTCTTTTTCAGCAACAGATCTAATCACCATCTTTAACTTATTCTTAAGTGAATAAGGATTATCTTTTTTTTCTAATCTTGGATGTTTTTTTGCTATCTCAGATATGTAACCCTCAGAAGTATCTGTAGTATGTTGTTTATCTGGTTCGTTTTTTGCTAAATTTTTCTTTTTCTGTTTATCTGTTATCTTTGGTCCACCCATTGGGTCACCATATTCATCTCTTTGAACTTCTTCATTCTTGGGAACACAATTTGGAACCATTTTACCACCTTTCTTTTTCATACCAACTTGCTTATGAGTATCCCAACAGGGATCACCATCACCCTCTCTTACAGTTTCAACTTCCTCCTTTTTTACGCAGTTTGGATACCTCTTACCAAACATTGTCTTCATACCTTTCTTTTCATATCCCTTCCAGCATTTTTCTTGAAACTGTTGGAATGAAATACCAGTTGGTTCAAACTCTTCTTTCTTACTACTGTTACCCCAGTTCGCAGCACCTACCTTACGACACTTAACTAATGCACCTGATGCATATGCACTTGGCCATACTGAATATCTTGACTTAACCTTATGATAACAGGCATCTTTACTCCCACTACCTTTACCCTTCTTGTCTTTCACTTCATTAAGTTGAGTTTCTTCTTTCATTTTTTTCTTCCTAGGACTATCAGTTGAAACGTAAGTTGGTTTCGCAGCACCAGTTTTAGATTGTTGACCAGGATCTGCTTTCTTTTTGCGACGAGCAGCAGATAATCTTTCTGACTTACTCATGCTTGCTCTCTTTGCAGAGGATACACATTTAGGTGTTCCTTCACCAGGTTCATCACTCGCACAGGTTCCACCTGTAACTACATTAACCCAACCACCTTTTCCGTCTTTGGATTTAGAACCCTTAAACCATTTATGTAGTGATCCTTCACTCATTCCTCCTCCATTACCACCACCGTTGGATCCACCGTTTCCATTACCATTTCCACCATTTCCATTACCATTACCATTCCCACCATTACCATTACCATTTTTCTTTTTACCATTATCATTTTCAGGTCGTAAGTAACCACCATAACCTATTCGATACCCTGTAGGAATTGGTTTACACTTTTTTTCATCATAACAATAATAATAACCAGATTTACACTTTTTCATTTTTGTTACTCTTACCAGTATTATTTAGAAATTGTTGTTTCAGCATTTTTGAAAGATCGGATGTTGAACCCACAAACAAAGCATTATTTGTAACATTATTTGTAGTTTTTGCTTTATCTTCATCCACTTCTTTAACTTTTTTTTGTAGATCCATTAATTTATCAGTGCTGTCTGCAACACTTTTGATCAATTGACCTGCAACTTCATATGCTCTTGGACTCGCTGTTTCACCAGCAACTTCCATGATACCATTTATTGCTTCCTGTCCCTTTTCAATTAAGGAATACAATTGTCCTCTAGTATAATCATAATCTTTTTCAATGTCATTTGATTTGGATAATTGATCTTTTTTAGATGCTATTGGTTGAATATCAACTTCAGTGGTTGTATTCAGTGCCTTTTCAATGCTGTCGTAATTATTATCAGACATAATTAAATATCCTTACCTTGTGTAGGACTATAAGATTTAGCATCAGAAAAAATTGAAGTAGTTTCACTAAATCCAAAATCATCATCGGGTCCTGCAGTAACAGGATCTGGTGTAACTGTGTATCTCTGAACACGTTTTGCTGTTTTAGTGTTAGTGTCAGGATAGTAATCGACCTGAACTTTTTTGATAAGACCTTCAGAGGATTCTGCAATAGGTCCGAATAAATATGTTTTTGCTGTAAAGTTTAAGGTGTATATAAGTGCTCTTCTTGTACTAAAGTCTCCTTCATAATCATCTTGAAAATTAATACTATCCAAGACAATTGGTATATCTCTTTTTTCACCAATAGATTTTACAAGATCCACTGTTAGATTGAATGATGGTTGAAAATATGGAAGTATTTGTTCTACAATTTGTAATGCATCATCATTCAGTTTAGTTAGAACATTTAATTCAAACCCAACATTGTAAGGTACAGGCATGTAAACCTTTTTCATATTGGTTCCATCAGATGCTTTAAAAGTTTGTGTAACACCAGTTTTTCTTGTTGAATCATAATTAACACTTGTCATCTCAAATGACATTCTTGGTAGTGTTATTTGAACTGGTTTATTTAAATCTGCTTGTTGCTCTAATCTTGCAAGAAATTTTTGAGAAGGACCATATGCCAATGGCACTTTCATCTCACTATATGTGTTTCCTGTAGAGTCATCATGACGAATATAAATTTGATTGAACAATGTTCCAAAAGAAACAATTGTCTTTCTCATTATTTCGTGATAGTAATAAGTTCCTAACATTAAAATGTACCAAATGGATTTCCTTCTGAAAAGTCAATGATGTCATCAGCCTCACTTTCGATTTCATCACCTTTATCGTATTTATCAACAAATTCTGCTGACTCTATGTAATCCACTGTATATTGTGCTTCGGATGTTGAACCAATTGCAATATCACCAGAGACAAATGTTCCGTCTGTAGTTCCTAATTTAAGAGTATTTGTAGTGACATTCCAAGTTTTAACTCTACCTTTTGCACCAGAAATAGAACCTGTGACGAGTTCATTGAACTTATATGTTCCAATACCAGTAATTACAGGAGGAGGTGACACGGTTGCCACACCTGTTGTTGAATCATATCCTATACCAGCATCTGATATTAATACTTGAGTAATAGTGTTACCAGTGCTTACTACAACTCTTCCCGTTGCAGTTCCTATTCCAGATGATGGTGTTCCAAAGAATATTTCGGGTGCAGTTGGATATCCATCTCCAGCATCAGATATAATCACCTGTCCCACACCAGATCCATTTGTAACTAAATTAGCAGTGGCAGCAGCACCAACACCATAAGATGTTGATCCAATTCCAAGAATCGTAGAAGCAGCACTAACAATGGTAACTGTAGGTGTGACAGTATATCCAGCACCAGTGTTTGTCATTAATATTTCTTTAATTGAATGTACACCATTTACTGACGTTGTTATTGCTACAGCAGTCGCATCAATTCCACCACCTGGAGCAGGAGTAATTGAAACTGTAGGTACTTTTGTATAATCATATCCATCATTGTTTAAGATAATATTTCTAACATAACCAGATGTTGTGGTAACTCCTAAAGTTGCAGTTGACCCAATAGAAATTAACTTTAATGAAGTAATATATCCTTGATCAACAAGAGTATCATCAATTTCCTCCGTAACTCCACTAATTTGATCCCATCCACCAACTTCATCTTGAAGTTCAAAGAGTTCACATCTAAGTTCATAAACATAATTCTTACCTAACTGGTAGAAAGGTTGCTCATGTTCTACAAATTTAATTTCAAAAAGTCTTTGCCCTAAAGGAAAAAATATGAGATCTCCTTCACTGGGTCTGGTTGAAACTTCAATTTGATCTTCTGGTAATACATCTAAAAATGGTGCAATAAAATCTTCAAACCTCTCTTTTGATATTGTTAAAATAACTTCGTCCTTCAAACTCATTCCAAATTTAGTCATCACATCACCAGCACCACCATATCCTTCATAAGTATTGACATATGCTTCAATTGCAAAATTATCAACAAAAGAGGAGGATTCAAGTTCTGTAAAAATATTATCTTTATTAACTATTCTTCTAGGTAAATATGCAACCTCAACACCATAAATTTGAAGTTGTTCATTTATAAGACTTTGTATAAGTCTTTGCTCACTTTGTGATCCTTGAAGGAAAAAGGGATTTAATGCCATTATTCACTATCCTATAAAATCAAAAGGTGGTAACTCATATTCCTGAGACATCCTTTCTTTAATTGTATCTAATTCTCTTTGACCATCATCGTATATCTCTCTTCCATTTAATTCAATACCACCTGGTAATTTTGTTCCTCTAAACTTTATTAAGTTCATACCCCATTGTTTTTTCATCAATGCTGTTAAATATTTTTTAACAAAATAATCATTATATATTTGACTGAATGAATCTGGATCAAGTGCTCTGAAACAATCAAGAACCAAGAAAGTCCCTGCCTCTTCTGCTCCCCAATCAATATCCAAATATAATCTATCTTGTCGTTGATTAAATCTTATTTGTTTATCTGTAGATAATAAGAAATCTATATCTTCTAATCGAGTTTTGACCATACTATATTGTAATAATTCAACTGAATTGAAGTAATACAGATCATTTAAAAATAACTGATATTTGATACTAAACATACTTCCAGATATTGAACTAGTATCAAATTTAAATATTTTTTCAACTCCTATGACTGATTCAGGAACTTGCAAATAATTTGAGTTTTCGTACCAATTAAAACTTGTACTTGCAATACCAACTCCATTAGTTGTAGTTGTTGTCGTTACAATACCAACTCCTGTTGTTCCAGTGGCTCTTCCTCTATCAATATCATCTTGGGTCAAAACATATTTCAAATACATTTTTTCAACACCATTGTAGTGTCTCTCGTTGAATAATTGAATAGTATCATCAACAAGATCATCAATTTGATCATCATCAATATTGATTTCTAAAACAGGTGCACCTAGTTGTCTTAAACAATATTCAACTAATTCCTGTTTAGTGGTTGGTTTTGCCATCAGAATGCACCTCCATCGATTAATTGGGCAGTTAAGGTTCCAAGTACAGTGACACCTATTCCAGTGGTTGCCATTTTTTCGTCACCATTGAAAAATAGTTTTACATCTTGATTAGCAGTGGCTTCAATATATGTCTCAGTACTATCCTCTTTTTGAAGTTTTAAAACATTACTACGAATTCTGAGATCACCACCAGTATTTTTTATAAAGGTATTACTACCTCCATGCCAAATTTGGAAATCAGTATTATCTCCAAATACT